TATCTCGAAAAGCAACTAAAGAATAATAGTTAGCAAAAATTTCTTTTTCTTTATTTCCTTCTTTTTTCCAATATTCCTCAGGGTGTTCATAGCGAAAACTATACTTCCCCTCCGAAATAGCACTACAAATATCAGAAATAAATCCTTCTTTATCTTCTTTGCAGAATTGTTGAAATTTCTTTCTATCAGCGTCAATTTGCTTTTTGGAATTACTGACTTTCTGACGGAAATCTTCATTCTCAGCCACATTAACAAACTGATTGTCAATTCGATGTGCTAACTCGTGCGTAGTAACAATCGACAAATCAATATCCTGAATGGATTTTTGAGACGTGTCATAGTAGATTGCATCTCTCGATGGAGAATACCCAAACGGTGAATCTTCTGTCAGCTTCGCTGATTTAAACTCCACCGAATCCATTGACTGTTTCAGGTAGGTTCTGCATCCCTCGTCCATTTCCTGCGTAAACTCGTCATAGTCTTTTCGAAGCGTGTCAACATCCATCTTTCCGTCCGATGTGACATACTTTTTCGCAGGCATTGACTTGCTCGATAATTTGGAAGAACTTCCTCCCCCACCCGAGCCGCCGACCTTTCCTGGGCGGCCTTCATGGTTAAAATTTCCGCTGCCTTCCCCACCATCTTTGGCGGTTTCTGGGTTCATTATACCACTTTGCCGTGCTGGCTGTCCAGCGGTATCGGAAATCGGATTATCATTCGCCTCCAGCCCTTCCAGCAGCGCTGCCCAGCCGTCGTCCTGCTCGTCCTCTGGCTGGTTGTCCAAGATGTCCTCGATATTGAGGCTGCCATCCTGGGAGAGCGCCCGCCGTACCTCATCAGGCTGCAGCACCTGCATGTCGATGTACAGCTGCGCGGTCTGGGCGGTGGCCTGCGCCCGCTGGGCCTTGGTGAGCTCTACGGTCGCCTGCTCTGCTTCGCTCAGGCTCCACAGCGGCTTAAAGGTTGGCTTGATGGTCCCTGGGTCCTCGATGCTCCCGTCGTACACCCCCGCCTGCGTCACCGCTTTGAGCAGGGTACGGATATTTTTTTTGAGCATCCGCTTTTGGATACCCTCGACGAAATTATAGTAGTTTTCCAGATCGCTTTCGCCGGTAGCGTTTTCCCCCGACGGCGACCGGCCGAACAGGATGGTCTGCGGGATGCAGGTGACGGCGGAGAGCAGGTTGTAGGTGCTTTCCAAAATCTCCTGCGTACCGGAAAGCTGGAAGGTCTGGAAGGCATAATCCTCGCCGTCCATATCCACCGCGATGGAATTGAGCATCCCGCGCGCCTGGTCGATCACATTGAGCCGCTTGAGCACCGCTGTGTCCCCGCCCTCGGCGGCGAGGGTATCTTGAAGCCCCATCATTTTATAGACTGGCTGCACACTTTTTTCAATCATGTTGGCGGCATTCTGGTGGGTTTTCAGCACAATGGAAAGATCCCGTTTGATGCGGATGTACTCCGGCAAGCCCCAGTAGAAATACTGCTGCGGCGCGCCGAACTCCGGCAGCGAATCGTTTTTGAAAACCAGGCATCGGCTGCGGTGTACGCGGAAAAAGCCGCCGTAGGTGCTGGACACGTCGAAGTAAGTTGCCTTGCCTGTCCGATATGTATCAGGATCTGGCTGTACCACTGCGCGCTCGTAGACCAGCAGCTCCTCCACTGATCGGACGTCCTGCCAGTTCACCGGCTCTTCCAGTCCGCCGCCATCGTCCAGAAGCATAACGATGATGGAGCCGCCGAACAGCCTCGCCCAGCGGATAGCGGTAGTTGCCTTGTCTTCCCAATCCAGACGGTCGAGAGCGTCATCCAAAAATTCCTCCAGCTGGGGATCGCCCACATTGTACTTCATCCCATGCTTGAGAGCTTCCTCGGCTGGCCGGTCGATGATCTTGCTGAAAAGGCCGTTATACTGGTACTTTTCGGCCAGATCATAGTCTGGGACAACAAGGCCACTCGGAGTATCAACGTATTGTGCCCCATACTGCCAAATTACATCCGAAAGACTATCTGCACGGAACATCTCACTCCTCCTGTTCTTAATCTCTTGTTTTCAACGACTATAGTAAGCTAGTTATATCAAATGTCTTTTTAAGTTCCAACTGGGAAAAAGCAGAACTACCTGCATCCACCATATCTTTGAATTTACTCATTGGAAAGCTCTCAAGCTGGTTAAAATAAGCTTCGTTCCAATCTGCTATCAGAACATCAAAATTACCAGCCTGCCACTGCGCAGCCATAGGTTCTGCACGAACTTCCTTGCTTCCAGATTCAGGTATAGCGGTAACGTCAAATCCGGCCAAGTACTTAATATAGCTCTGAGCTTGATCCTTGCCAGCCTGTCCAGGGTCTTGAGGCAACCTAATCTTTACTCGCTTATATTTTGCAATATCGCTCATAGCAGTAAACTTAATAGTCTTTCTGACATCTGCAGCTGTTTGCCTTACGTTGATGACATCAGCCACAATATACCGACCATTCTTTCGTTTACCCATAAGGACACCAGCAGTGTAGGCAGGTTCGCCTCCTTCCCCTTCTGCGGTAGCAGCGAGATCCCACGCCCTTACCCAACGCACAACGTCGTTTGGTATCATGGTCAACATCTGACCGATCTGGCTTCTCTTGAAATAGAGGCCAGCGGCAGGTTTGATTTTCCAGTTACCATAAAGCAAGCGTTCGCGCTCAACCACTGACAAAGCTTTCAGGTTGGAAATGTACGACGGATCCTGTTTCATCAGGATTTGATTGTCATACAGTGTGCTCATAATAAATGTGACAGATTTTGGTTCTTGCTTCTCTTCCTGAGTTTTTAGTTCAAAGCGTTCCCATAGTTCTTCTATGGTGTCAGCCCAATACAAGGTCTCATTTCGACGTATCATCCATCGGATTTTACCGCTACGTTCTTTAATGGGATAACCAGTATCCGGATCTATCCACCACTCGATAAACTTTGCAACCCAGCTGTCAGCGTCAGGGTTACAGGTAGCTCGAACATATGGCTTTATTCCACAGGTGGTTCGGTTTCGCGAAAGCATATAGAAAAACTGGCTTTCGGTAAAGTGCGTAAGCTCATCAAAACCTATTGCTGCCATCTGGGAACCTTGAAATTTTTTGAGATCATCATCCCCATCAATATGTGCAAAACTAACCTTTCCCTTTCCGTTGAATGTCCACTGTGGGCGCGGAGAATGCTTCAGTTCTGCACCTTTAATCCCACTGTACATCCGCAAACTTTCATCGAGAAGGCCGCCTTCATTGTAGATTTGGATTGAGTTTTTCCGGAATATTACCTCACCGAAACCTGGTCGGTTCTTATGGCGCAACGCATCAAGCAACAGTCCGTAGGTCTTTCCTCCACCCGCAGCACCTCCATAAATGCAAATGTCAGCCTTGGTCGCAAGGAACATTTCCTGAGGCCCAGGCTGGGGGCGTAACTCTACAACTTTACTCACCTGTATCCCGTCCGTTATCAGGGATATAGATTACGACATCTTCACCATCATTGCCGAGGTTCAGATTGACATCCTGACGCTGCGACCACTCGCCAGTGCTACGTTTTCTGTTATTGAGCCAATACATAATTGCCATTGTATCAGGCGGGACGGTTTTCTTCGTCACTTCTGTCCTCTTGATAAACGGGCGTCCTGACGAATCGTGATCTATGATTTGCTTTGCTTCCTCGTACTCGTAACCAAGACAACGCTCATAGAGTTTTCTTTCCACATGAGCATCTGCTGCTTCTTTGCCAGCCTGGAGAGCTTCTCCAAAAGAGGTGAGCACCGTTTCGCCCTTTTCATTTTTCTTCTTGGACCATCGAATAATTGTTTGCCGTGAGACCCCGAAGGCACTTGCGATTTCCTCATCAGTTGCCCCTTTGATTGCAAGGGACCATGCCCAGGCATCGTGATATTTCGGATTGTATTTTTTCGGAGCCGGCATGATGTTTCACCTACTCCCCATCAAGATAGCTATTCGCCCAATATTCCAATGCCTGCCACATATTCTTGCTGTCCAATTCTTGCCTTCCAATCATTTTGTCAATTGCCTTACGAACAATTTTGGCACTTTCAGCAGGTATCTTTGAGCGGCCTATGACACTTTCAATTGGGACCCACCTCTTGCCATCTGGCGCGTCTTCCCATGCTTCCGCAAGTTGATCCATATTCCTCTCAAAAACACGGAGAATGAGGTCTATCGCCGTCGCTACATTTTTGACATTGTAGGCCGAGGAGGCAATCTCTTGCGCATCAAGCCAGCGATCGTATTCGGACATACGAACAAGCCAAACAGCTTTGGAACTTTTCACCTGCACTATGGCTTCGTTGATGACTTTTTGAGCTGATTCCAGCTCATCCGGTAAAAATACCGCGCTCAATGTCTGAAACTGGAGGTTTGCTTCTGAAATACTGAGAGTGCCGAACTTGTCAAGTAAATCCAGTGTCTTGTCGTCAAGTCCGCTATATTTCTTGAGTTCCGTATCCAGAATCTTTTCATACAAAGCCTTTAAGGTGGCAGGGTCATCGTGACCGGTGATTGAGTTATGCGAAAGTTGAATGGCGATCTTCTGTTCTTCTGTAAGCTCATCGTCTGTAGCAAGACAAAGAATTTTAGGTAGACCAACTTCAATAGCCGCTTTTGTTCGGTGATTTCCTGACAGGCATTTGTATTTGCCTGCGTGCGGACCCTCATGCTCAAGGCACAAAAACGGCGCAGAAGAAAGTTGCCCATCGCGCCGGACATTATC